ATTTAGAAAAATGGGGAGATTTGTCGCTTGAGTGTAAATAAATTTTTGTTAGCAATAATTTGTTGCCATCACAGAGCTAAACACACAGACGCAATTCGTCAGTGTTGGGTTCCAGATATTAAAGGACAGTTTGACTATAGGTTCTTTTACGGAGCAGGTTCTCACGAACCTTTATTAAGCGATGAAGTTGTTCTTGGTGGCGATGATGCATACAGAGGTTTGGCTTGCAAGGTACAGGCGGCTGTAAAATGGGCGCTTGAAAACGGTTACGACGGATTTTTTAAGGTTGATGACGACACCGCATGGATCGCAGATAGGCTTGCAAACGCAGTTAAGAAAGATTGGGCTAATCACGATTATGTTGGCCGCATAAACGCAAAAACTGATCGTTATCATGAATGCACATACGGGCGTGGCGGGGTAGGTTACTACCTAAGTAAACGAGCAATGGAACATATTGCGGCGCAGCCAACTCCCGACCCCGAGATTCCTCGGGATTATGCTGAAGATAGTTTTATTGGTTCGCGATTGGAAGAAGGTGGATTCGTTGCAGTCAACGACAATCGATTACGATGTGCTGCTGGTAGCGGACCTAATCGCACGCCAAGACCGAACGGTTTCACCGGATGGAAGGCGGATTGTCCCGTTAAGAGCAACGATTTTATTACGACATGCGAGTTCCTCGGTTCGGAAATGATCCAAGGGCCGCACAGAGAATGGCTCATGAGTATCGATTCTCATAGTGCTGTGATGGGTCGATTGAGGTTGCGATGATTGACTATCGTGACGTGCCGATTTATGTGACGAATAAAAACAGGTTAGATGTAGGTTTTCGAGCGCAGATTAACTGGTGGCTCGATACCGGAATGCGCGATATTACTGTATTGGACAATGGATCAACATATCCGTCGCTGTTAAAGTTTTACGAGGAAATAAAAGATCGAATATTTATAACAACTATTTCTAATGTTGGAGAACGAGCACCATGGGCCTTTTGGGATTTAGGTTTTAAAGATAAATATCCCGATTCAATGGTTATTGTAAATGACTCAGATTGCCCGCCTGACGAGAGTTGTCCAAAAGATTTAGTTCAGCAGCTTATTAATATTCTGACTGAGTACCCTGAATGCAAGAAAGTTTCAGCAGGTTTACGAATTGATGATATTCCAGATCATTATGCTGGCAAGAAAAAAGTTTTAGATGCAGAGTGCCATTATTGGAAAGATCGGGTCATTCCTGAAATTCTCGGACTACCAAAACTATTTAACGCACATACTGATACAACGCTAACTCTTTATCGTAATGGGAATCTTGTAGGGTGGAATGACCAACAATTCAGGACTGATTTTCCTTATGTGTGCAAACACCATCCTTGGTATTCAAATAATAATTTGATGGGTCAAACGCCCGAAGAAATATATTATGTAAAGCATTTAGGCGATGGATGGAAAGGTTGGCAGCAGTAGAATAAAAGCTCGGAGGAAGCGTTGTGAGAATTTTAGTGACTGGCGGCGCGGGCTTTATCGGAAGTCATCTTGTTGAACGATTGATAGCACAAAATCATGAAGTTGTTGTTCTTGATGATTTGAGTACAGGTAAACGAGAAAATGTCAAAGATGTAGAATTCTGGGAAGCAGATTGTAGAAATACAAAAAAGTTGCGCGAAGCCGCTTACGGATGTGAATTTGTTTATCATCTTGCGGCAACGGTTGGTGTTGAAAAAGTTCTTAAGAACCCAAAAGAGTGCATAGAAAATATTATCAGATCGACGCAATCGATTTTGAGTCTAGGAATTCCCGGAATGGATTTTTCCACTTCGGAAGTTTATGGTAAGAACACAAACATTCTTTCTGAATCTTCTGATCTTGTGTATTCCGGAAAAACACGGTGGTCATACGCCGCTTCAAAGCTAATTGGTGAATGGTTAGCTTTTTCCGCAGGCTGGAAAACGGTTCGATTATTCAATATTGTAGGTCCGCGCCAAATACCCGGCTATGTATTTTCAAATTTTGTAAAGCAAGCGCGAGCGAACGAGCCGATAACTCTTTATGGAACAGGAGAGCAAGTCCGAACCTTTATTGATGTTCGTGACACAGTTAACATTCTTGATCAATTACGGGATAAAAATTTTGACGTAGTAAATGTTGGCGCGGCGCATACACTATCAATGCGGGAGCTTGCGAAGACAATAAAACGAGTGCTTAATTCGTCATCTGAAATTGTACAAGTACCATATGAAAAAGCATATTCAATTGGATTTGAGGAGTGCCCGAGCCGTATTCCCGATTTGACAAAATTACATAGCATTATCGGTGATTACGAATACATGGCGATTGAGAAAACTATTCAGGATACATTTTGAGATACTCAATTATCATGCCGACACTAGTTCGCTCGACATTGACTCGTGCAGTCAATTCGATTATCAGTCAAACGAATAAAGATTGGGAATTACTTCTTTGCGTTGATACACCGTTAATCTTTAATAAAGAAAAAACTGATAGATTAAACGGTTTGCCGAAAGACGACAGAATAAAGATTTATCGTTGTGGAAAACAACACGGCGATTACGGAAATCATTGTCGTCATCAAGCGCACGACCGCGCTAAGGGCGATTATGTACTTTTTTTAGACGATGATGACTACTTAGCGGATGATCGTATTTTAGAAACGCTTGAACAAGTTACTAAGCTATGGGCAGTATTTCCGATTATGAGATGTGGAAATCTTTGGTTTTGTGATCCACCCGGTCTGTGTAAAACGGGTAATGGGATGTACATATATCGAAGATTTCTTGGATTGAAATATCCTGACACATCAGACTATACAGCAGATGGCGCGTTAGTCGAACAGTTAAAAGCATTTCCGTATCAGTCGTTAGGACATGAAAGACCGCTGATGATCTATGAACAGCGCGGACTCGGGAAGGAATAATTATGATTATTGAAATCGGCGCAATCGCAGCCGCATATGTTGCGGGCTGTGTTTCGCCTGCTGTGGGCCGCAAACTCAAGGCCGCGCTTGCTAAAGGCGAAGCAACGGTTAAGGCCGATGTTCAGGCCGCAGAAAAGAAACTGTAACGAGAAAAGGATAATATTATGGCAGTCGTGAATGTCGCCGGAACACAAACCGGAGTAAATACAACTTCAGGCGTAAAAGGAATTACGCAGCAGTATCAATTGTCCGGTAAACAGTCAGCGACTATTGTGCCCGGAAACGGTCTTGGTTCTGGCGTTATTGGAACAGTTCCTCCGGGCAAAGCCGGAATTGTCCAGATTGATAACACGATTCAGAATTCAACTGATCCTCTTGTTTCCGGCCAATTGCCACTGAATCAGGCAGATAATTTTGCCGCGAGTACAGCGTCAATGGGTCCGAACGGACCTTCGGGCGTGCCGTATTCAACAGGCGTGCCTCCGACACCGAACGCGGCGCAATCGCAATCAGCCGGAAAATCGATGTCGCCCCAAACAGAGTAATCGAGATTGGGTCTTCGCAATCGCGCCTTTGGCTACGTGCGCGAAGACCTTTAGAATTGGGAATGGAGACGAATTGTGCGGTCTGATCCAGTTCTTCGGAAATATTACCGGATTATAAACAAGAAGTTTTTCAATGAGGAACTTCCTAACAATGTGTGTGTAAGATATGTGACTGACGAAGATACTGACGAAGAAGCTGAGTGCGAGCGCAAGTATTACGGATGGACTTCGACAGGATTAGAGAAGCGGCACAAATATATTATCGTAATCAGTCGCGTAAAAAACCCCGGCTGGCCTGCGAAGTTAAGTACGCTCGCACACGAGATGGTTCATTGTGCTACGGGCCTACGCGATGGGCACGGAAAAGCATTTTCTGATTGGCACGAAATATTGACTTCTCGCGGATTATTTCGCAAGGGTGCGATTTTGCGCGGGTTAACGATCTTCTGAGGAGGAGATATGAAGCGCGAGCGCGAAGACAAACCGACACGCTTTCTGAAAAACTTTATCCGAACTTATCTGAAGAAGAATCGCGATATTCCGCCTTCGATTGTTGTAATGTTGTTAGACCGATTGGCGCTTCTTGATGGAGTATACAAAGTAGAATTGACTCCGCGCCGGACAACTTCCGGACCGCTCGGGAAATTAGAAACCGAGCAAATACCTGAAGTTGAAATAGACATCGACAAAATGCTTGAGCGAGGAGAAGCCAATGCAGCAGATAATTCAGAAGCCAATGGTTGATGGATTCGCAAAAGTTTGGACGCATAAAGGTTTGGCGATTTTTCTTGACGAAGTCCACAAACAATTTGCCTTAGACTTCAGTAACGTAATGCTTAATAATTTCATTCAGCAACAAGCGCAAGCTGCGGCGAAAGCGGCAGAATTGAAGAAGATTGTTATTGCGGAGGATTAAATGAATAAAACTCAGTATGCGCAAAGAACGTTTACTTATCCGGCATCAGAAAAAACTTCGCAACTTCAGTGGGATTTCGCATTTCTTGAACGCGAGGAATTCGAAGAGAAGTGGGGCCAAAAGAAATTTACTGAAATGAGTAAACAATAATGCTACCGGATCAGATTAACGTTGCCGCGCAAGAAAAACAAGCGTCTCAAGAAGGTTATATTCATCGTGTTCTCGTCGCGTTAGATCAATTTGTCAATGTCTTATTTCGCGGACGACCTGATGAGACAATATCTGATCGTTCTTATCGCGCTGCGCTTGAAGGTAAACTTTGGGGCCGAGCGATGAATGCGTTTCTTAATGTATTCCAGAGTAATCACGGCGCGAAAGCTGCCGCAGGAGATTTGTATCGGTCACAATCAATCGACGCAACCGAAACGAAAATATTGTAATGGCGTACAAGATAATTTTACATGAGATTATAGATCGTCTTTATGTCGGTGATGAAGAAGCTATCGATCTTGCCGAAAAGCGCGGCTATTCGATTCTTGCAGCGTGTAAAGATGGCAGTCCTGATTGTCATCGTGCCGTTCTCGGATACACGACACTTGCAGCGCCAAAAGATAAGAATTATTACTTTATACAAAGTGATAAAGATCATATGGCGCTTAATTTGATCGACGTAGATGACCCTGATCTTATCCCTGATGCTGTTATTGATGTAGGATTGAAGTTCATGAAAGACCGATATGACGCAGGTAAAACGATTTTAGTACATTGTATCGCTGGTCATTCGCGCAGTCCTTCAATGATGCTCATGTTTTTAAGATCAATAGGCGAAATGCCCGAAGGTTTTATTCGTGCCGAAAAAAAATTCCGCACGCTTTATCCGCCTTATGATCCCGGCGTCGGAATGCGGGCACATGCAAGAACGCGATGGGATGAATTGAAAGATAAATATTTATGAGCGTACTTGATAAACTAGCTGACGCAGCAACTAAGATGGGGCAGAAAGTCGCAACAGCGCCTTCGAATGAAGCTGCCGCGATTAAAAATAAGACAGACGCAGTAAAAGAATATCAAGATGCAGTTGCTGATAAGCCGATAATTCCGAAAGCTACGCCGCCTTCTGTCAATCCGAATAAAGTTGATCCGAAATCACAATATGGAACGCGACCGGGTGAGCAGCGAATTAGCGATTCTGAAATTAAAGATATGTCACGACCGCTCGGATCGTTTAAGAAAGGTACGAATTACGTACCGCATACAGGTGTAGCGCTCCTTCACAAAGGAGAAGCAGTAATTCCGGCGAAGGAGAATAAAATGGCAGACATGGATAAGACTTACGAAATGGTTAAGGGCATGAGTAAAGAGGAAAAGCCTAAGAAAGAGATTGCCCATATTAAGACGAGTAAAGCAAAGTCCGGTGGGTATGTTCATGAACATCATCACACACGTCCTGAACATCATCCGATGGAAACGCATGTTTCTTCGACTCAGGATGCAATGGCGGATCACATGATGCAGCATATGGGCGAACCGAATCCCGGCGAAGCGGAAGCTGATGCCGGACAGAGTGGTGTGCCAGCAGCCGGAGCCGCGCCAACTCCCGGAATGTAATATGGCAGATCACACTCGTGGCGCACCAGCCGATTTTAGCGGCAGAGTAATCCCGAATCCGAAGAATATTAAACCTGTTCTTGATACAGATATAAAAGCGAATCCGAAAGATAAGTCGGACCCTAAACCGCCACACGGATTTGCGTATTTTGCCGAGCCATATCATCCTAAAGACGAGCTGATAAAGAAAAATATTGATAACGCGCCGCTCGATAATCATATAACGCCCGATGTTGTCCGATCTTTTAAACATGGAACTGATTACGTTCCCGAAACAGGTTTGGCGATTCTTCATAAAGGCGAGAAAGTAGTTACTGCGAAGGATAATATGGCGGAAAAGAAACATGATGTAAGTCTTTATCGTGCGATGCATCACCTTAATAAAGGTGGATTGCATCGCGCACTCGGCGTTAAAGAAGGCGAGAAAATTCCCGCCGATAAATTGGCGGCTGCAAAGAATAGTAAATCAGAGCACGTTCGTCACATGGCTAACTTCGCCGCGACAATGAGCGGATTTAGTCACAAAAAAGAAAAGGAATAATTATATGGCAGATAGAGAAACTTGCGCCGGATCGTATCCGGGCGCGAAGAATATGGGATTGAGTTTGAAACGCGCTGGAAGTTCTTACGTTGAAGCGACAGGCGAAATGGGCGCAGCGGGCGAAAGTCCGAGCAAGCCAAAAGGACATAAGTTTAGTCCGTCTGGTACTTCGCGTAAGGGAAGCACAGCCGGAGCGAGTTATTCCCCGTATGCGCCGACAGCACCAGAAGCATATCGTGGGGGCGTCGGAACCGGACAAAATGGCGGAAAACAGGGCTAATTTAGTGTTGGGGGAGAAGTGAAAGTAACAGAGTTAGAAGCGTTAGTTAAGTTTGCAAGAACAGAACATCCTAACTATCAATTCAAGAATATGTCAGACGAAGAGTTTGATAAGCTAGCAAAACAGAGTTGGGATAGACTTTCTCCGGACCATAAGAAGAAAGTTTCTGCGACTTGTCATGCTGCCAAAGTATTGATTGATGATCAACCGGAAACAGCAATTCTTGTAAGGCGTGCGCGATTTCTTGCACAAACTAATTTATTTTTTCTCTGTCATCTTCTTGAGCGCTATAAAGACGCTTCGCTGAAGACGTATACATGGATCGATGGTTCGATCCATAATACACACGAAGAAATTTGTAATGAATTCTTTGTGCGTAAAGACCCGACTAAAGTTTCATTCAAATCTTTTGCTAAAGACTATATCGATAAGAAAGAACGATTGTTACTTGTCCCACGAGGCGGCTTTAAGTCTTCGATGGACATGGCAGATGTTATCCAGTACATAATCTGCTTCCCCGAGGTAACGATCATGATTTTGACTGGAGTTCTTGATCTAGCAAAAGACTTCGTAAAAGAGATTAAAGGACATTTTACTCTTGAAGACGGCGAAATGGAACAAGAGAATTTGTTCCAAACAAAGAAAGCAATTAAGCCGAAGCAAATGGCTGACGGTTCTTATAATCTTTTTCAAGTCTTGTTTCCCGAGCATTGCATTCCCGCAGAAGACGGTAAATCGTGCGAGTATCAAACTCCCGCCGTTTCAATGGTCGAGAAAGAATGTACAGTTTTCGCGGCGTCGATTGATCAGAACTTATCCGGCTGGCACGTTGGTGTCTTGAAGCTCGATGACGTTGTAACGAACGAGAATAGTCGAACTGTCGAACGAATTAAGAACGTCAATCGCCAAGTCAGTATTCATAACGCCATGCTTCATCCGTATGGATTTTACGATAAGATTGGCACTTGGTACGATTCTGAAGATACTTACGGTCAGACTATAAGATATGTTGCGAAGTGCGAAAAAGATGGCGAAGACGTAAAGACGAAAGTTTATATTCGCGCCGCTTGGTGGCCGAACGAAGCCGCTCGCAAAGCAGGTAAAGTCGAAGAAGAGATGGTCGAGTCGGATTGGGACTTCTGGTTTAACGAAGAAGGTCAACTGACTTACAAATTTCTTCGCGGCAAGAAATTAGAAGATGCCGAAGGTTTTGCGATCAAATATTTAAATGATCCGACTCAGGCGCATCGAATTAAATTTCCTCGCGAACTTCTTATACGTCGTACAATTCCTTCAAATATGCTTCCGCAACAAGGAATGATCGTAACCACAGTAGATACGGCGTATTCAACGAAGAGTTGGGCCGACTATACGGTCATTCTGACTTCGCTTATTTACGGCGGGCGTTTTTATATTATCGACATTAAACGTGGGCGATATAACGAATACGAACTTCCCGGACTAATCGCGGCAAATGCTTTGCAGTGGAAGCCGAAACGAATTTGCATCGAAGATTCTGTCGGTGTGAAATGGCTCGGACGTGAAGTTTATCGCGAAATGGACCGATTGAAGATTCGTGTTCCGATTGAATTTGTTCCGCTCGGTCAAGGCAATAAATCGAACGCTAAGAATATGAAAGCGAAACCTGTTCTTAGACTCTTAGGCGATGAACGATTATTATTCGCGAATCAATGCGTCGGACTTGAAGAACTTTATAACGAACTTGAGAAATTTGACACAGCCGCTTCGACTCACGACGACATAGTTTCTGCATTATCGATTCTTGTAGATCAGTTTTCGAGTTATGCAGAAATGGAAGGAAAGATGTCGTCTGTTGCTCCAGACTTTTGTACAGATATAAAAATGAAGCAACAGTACGATCATATTTACGGCGCGGGTGTATTCGAAAAGATGGTAGCGCAAAAGAATTTTGAATCGTCGTTAGATCATTCGGATTTATCTGGGGGCGAAGCGATGAAAGCCGCGCAGCAAGAAGCGGCGCAAGATTACGATCCGTTACAAGAAGCAGGATTGTGGTAAGTGGTAGGAAGGACGACCAGTGGCAGACGAACAAATTGATGGAATGGCAATCGACTCTACTGGATTTGTAAGTGACGGAAATCCAAACGCGCCGTTAGTTGCAGCAGACTTTACACAAACTGGCGACATAAAAACAGTAAGCGGCGATTTAAGTTTAGTAAACGGGTGCGCACAAGCAGCGCGAGATTATCTGACAAATAATCAGTGGAATCTTCTTCATCGTGACGCCGATCTTTTGTTTCAATCGCCGCGACCTTTAAGCGTATATGAAAATACATACGTAATGGAGCCGAACGTTCAACGGTTTACCGTCGCGAAAATTGTAAACGCGATTATTCCTCAATTATATAAAGGTCTTTTTTACGACGATCCGCCGATGCTTATGCGCCCGCGACCGGGAACGCCGCAAGCAATCGTTGATGCGAAACAAGCTCTCTTTTCTTACATTCTTGATGAATGTGACTTCAAACAACAGACGAAGTGGGGCATGGAAACAATGGCTACTTTCGGAACTGGTATTTGGAAGTGGGGCATTGATTGGAAAGATATAACGACTTGGAAAAGAACTGCTTCGAGCCTGAATATTGAAACAGGATTAGATCAATCGAAACAAGTCATCCCAATTATCACAGACGAAGCGCCGAAAGTAACGCCGACAACTAAGACAATGCGACTGCCGTTCTTCGAACACAGACCATTAGATAAAGTCCTTGTTGATCCGCATCTTGATGTCAGTGATATTCGTAAGGCCGATTGGGTTGTAGATGTTCATTATATGGACTTTTACCAACTCGAAGAAATTCGCAAGGCAATCGAAGATTCTTCAGATAAGAAAGCGACCGAAGGATGGTCAATCCCGTCTAATCTTCGCGATACGTGGATCAAGACTACAAGTACAGTCACGAATCTTCAATCTGAACAAAACGTTTACGCTACAGGTGCAGTTCATCATTCGAAAGATATGCCGATTCAGGCCGGACCTGATCCGTTGCGTAAAAAGTTAGAAGTTCTCGAATATTGGGATAAGAAACGCAAGATCATTGTCATTAACGGCGAAAAAGTACTTTTTACAGGTACAAACGAATTCGATCAATTGCCGTTTCTTTCGTGTAATTGGTGGAGTCGGCCAAAAGCATTTTTAGGAATGGGTTTAGGCTTAGTAATCGGCCAAAATCAACGTGTCGATCAAGGCGCGATTAATGCAATTCTAAAAATTCTTAGCTTCGGAGTTAATCCGATTTATCTTCAGAAACGCGAAGCAAATACCGCGACACAAATGATCCGAACCGGACTCGGTAAGATCATGAAAGTTGACGGAGATGCCGATAAAGCATTTCACTTACTTGAGCAGCCAAGAGTTCCACCAGATGTTTGGTCTGCATTAAAAGAATCACAAGATAGTTCAGAATCTGCTTCGGGGGCCGATCAACAACTCGTACAAGGGTCAACTGCTGGTCCTCGGTCTGGCATGGGTCGAACGTCAGGTGGCGCGGCGATTCAGGCATCGGCGTCAGCTACTCGTCTAGACGGCCCGCTAGACAATTTTATCGAACAAGTATTCAAGCCGTTTCTGTCGATTCTTGATATGCTCGTTTTCCGGTTTATGCACGATGAATGGATTTTGCATATTCTTGGCGAATTACTTGGCAAAACTTTGACTCAATCGTTTCCGATGCAAGAATATTGGGATTCGAATATTCAGTTTGAAATTCTTGCAGGCGCATCGATGTCGGCCCGAAGAACGATGGCGCAGTCGATGGTTATGCTTACGCAAATTTTGGAGAATCCGCAGTTGCTAGAAATGTTAGCAGTAGATGGTAAGAAAATTAAAGTCGAGCCAATCATTTCGATGTGGATGGAAGCTTCAGAATGGAAAAATGGCAATGATATTGTTGTTGATATGACGGAAGAAGAAAAAGCTGAGCGCAAGGCGAATTCTAAAGCCGCGATGCAACAAATGCAAGTTCAAGCGAAACAACAAGATAGTCAAACGAAATTCCAACAAAAAGCGCAGTTGGAAGACGAATCGTCTAATAACAGAATCAAGCGCGATTTAGTAATCGCTGCGGCCAAGGCTAGCGGATTGTCAGAGACGGTTTCGGGCGAACCAAGTTTAGGCGGACTTGAGGGGCAATTGCCGAACGTATAATAGTTGATTAGCACTTTGTTAGTCCGTGATTAGGGCGGCACGAAACAAAACCGCCCAACTTATTCTGGCCTGAATGCAGGAGATAATGAAAGTCTTATTTGTTCTGAAGAAAAGCGGATACGGTTGTAATTATAATTATGGCACAAGTGGATTACTAAACTCTGCGAAATTTGTTGTCGATATGTTGAATCATAACGGCGTCGAAGCGAAGTTAGTTGTAGTAGACGACAATAACGATATTGATCGGGAAGTTTTTTACTTCCTGCCGGATACAGTCATAATCGAAGCACTTTGGGTCGTTCCGGAGAAGTTCGAAGTCTTGAAGACGCTATATCCGAATATCAAATGGATTGTACGTATACACAGCGATTTGCCGTTTCTTGCGTCAGATTCAATCGCAATGTCTTGGACATTTGATTATCTGAAACGCGGAGTCGCAGTCGCATTTAATGACATGCGGGCGTTTAGTAATATTAAAGACATTTCACATGATGATAATGTTTTATTTCTTCCGAATTTTTATCCATTTTGTGAGATTCTGAATCAAAAGCCAAGTCCGAGCCTTAATATTGGCTGTTTTGGGGCGATTAGACCGTTAAAGAATCAATTAATTCAGGCAGTCGCGGCGATTCGATATGCCGATTCGGTCAATCAACAGTTGAATTTTTATGTCAACGGAACTCGTTGCGAAGATGGCGGCGAGAGCGTTCTTAGAAATCTTCGTTCGCTATTCGCGAATACAAAACATAAGTTAGTCGAAATAACTTGGCTCGACCGGGCCGAATTTTTACAAATAATGTCGCGAATGAATCTGGCGATGTGTATTTCTTTTACAGAGACATTTTGCATTGTCGCCGCAGATGCTGTGACTGTCGGAACGCCGTTAATCTGTTCTTCACAAGTACCGTGGGCGGATGGTATGTCAATTGTTCCTGCGACAAACGCTTCGCATATCGCGAATCGAATCGGCCATTTACTTGATTCGAAAGAAACTATCGAGCACAATCATAAGAAATTGAGTGAGTATTCGAAACGCAGTCAAGATATTTGGTTAGAGACTCTGTAGGAGGAGAAATGCTCGCAGTTAACGACGCGGTTAAAGGAATTGATGTTGATATTGTATTGACCAAAATCGAACGATCTTTACTTGCAGCGTATGTTAAAACTGAAGCATTTGATGTTCTTCAGCGACTGATGGAAGATTCGGTCAAATCATATAATGTCAGATTGACAAATACCGATCCGACAGATACAGAAGCAGTTCTTGTAAATCATCGGATGGCGAATGCGGTCGGCGGATTTTATACGTCGTTGATTTCACGATTGAAAGAAGAACTCGCAGTAGAAAATTATAATAATCGGGCAAGAAATGTAGAGCCTGAAAATAATATGCAGTTAGATGGATTAAGATAGGAGGAAAACATGCACTACGCAAATGGACGCGAAGCGAAGAACGGAGACAAGATCGTGTATTTTGGTTACGGAGGTCCGGTTATAGGCATTCTCTATGACGCAACGGCGGGAAATGACTACTGTAACGGCAAGATTGCCGTGACGAAGCCGAACGACTCTTGCCCAAACCTGAAAGAGTGTCTATCTCTTGAAGATGTATTGGCGACCTTACCTGCTGCCGATACGATTTTCAGTAGAGTCGCACAGGTGCTCGATAGCTCAAAGAATTAAGTAAATATTAGGAGGAGTATGACAGAAGAAGTTATTGTACAAGATACAATTGAACCGGAAATTCCGGCAGACGTTGAAGTGCCAGTACCTGAATTGCGATATGAGTATCAGCCGACTGATGCGGAAGGTCGATCAATCGGCGGAAAACAGGTAATTCTTTATCGCACGCCGGATGAACTTGCAGAGAAACTACGTGACCAAAACATTAGTCTCGTGCGCAAATTGCGCCAAGTTACGAAAGAAGCAAGACTTGGTCGAGGTGAAGATTCAATTCCTGATGACGCAGAACGTTTTGCACAGCCTGTAGATTTTCAGCCAAAACCTTTAAGCGCTGGCGAACGTTATGCGATTTCACAAGATTTGAACGACCCAGAGAAGTTCGAAGCGGCCCGAGACAGACTGTTAGAGTCGGCAATTGGCGCTTCGCCCGAAGATTTACGTAAGACATTAAATCAGCAACAGATTACAACGATGCAGCTTTTGGCCCGTCAAAACGCGGCGATCTTTATGGAAAAGCATCCCGAGTTTTATTCTGTGACTGAGAATTTAGAAGTTTTGACGAATTGGATGATCAAGAATAGGCTATCACCAACCGTCGCGAATTTTGAACGAGCCAATTCAACGATGACAGAAGCCGGATTGCTTTTGTCACCACCTATCGTGCGTGAGGTTGCTCCAGTGGTTAACGCCCCGGAGAACACGGTTCCAAATGCGGAACCAGTCGCACCAGTCACTCGGATTAGTGATTCGGCGCAACCGCAACAACCAAGTCAACCTGCAAGAGTGCCTTCGGGCCTGAATTCTCGTGTTGCTTCTAACACTGGAGTCCAGTCGAATACGGGCGCACTTACATTGGCTGATATCGACCGCATGTCTTCTGACGAGTACAAGCGGCGATTATTGACAGACCCGAAGTTTAGTGAGAATGTCGATAAGCTCGAAGCTACTCGTCCACAGAAAGCGCGTCGATAGTTGGATTAAATAATGTCCTTCTCGCCTAGCGGGAACCAATTATCTAACCTGCCTCAGAGCACCGTGAAATTTTATGACAAGAAATTTCGCGAGAACCTCAAGGCTCAAACCCCGTTCGTTGCTTGCGCAGAGCGTTTGAATCTGCCTACCAATAGCGGTAACCAATACGAGATTATGTAACATGAATGTCTCGTAAGTTTAAGTCGAGTACATTGATTGGTTCATGTATGTACCGTTGGCGGCTAACACCAACCAAACGACTGAAGGAACTGTTGGTTCCTCACTGTCGGTTAGCGTGCTGACAACGACCGCGACTATCGGAGAATTAATTGCTAGTTCTCCGTATAAACCTAATCTGATTGACTCGGACGCCTGAAATGGTTACGAGGCGGAACTTTATACAGTGTATAAAGACCGTGAACGACTAAGCGATTGGGCACATGAAAGTGTGATGCAATAGTCTGAACTCATATGGAATAAAACTATGAGAGACGGGCAGAAATGACCCGCCCTATATTAGCTGCCGGACAGAAGTTGTTACCCGGAGTAATATTAGTAACAAATTTGATGCCGATTACGCCAACTTCTCTTCGCTTTCGCTTGCAACAGCTATCGATAATACGGTAGAAAATGTCGCAAAAGAGATGAGTTATCGCCTTGGCGAAAGCCTGTCCGCTCTCGTTCGTGCAACTTGCGACGGCGCGAACAGCATCGATTCTAGCGTGCTGACTCAGTTGGCCGCGACTTCGACTTCGAGCTTTACCGCCCTGTCGTTGTCCCAGATTCGAAATAGCGTCCAGTCACTCGCTGGCCGCAGTGTCCGTCCGTTCGATGAAGCTTCAAAGAGCTTTATCGGAGTCATCCATTTTTAATTAGGGTGGATGTAAAATTTAGCTATATCGGGGAACCTCTTATACAGTGTATAAGACAATCCCGAGGAAAGACACTTATGAGTTTTAACTGGTCGTATTTATCTGGCCTAATCGATGGTGAAGGAACTATAACAATCAACAGAACCGGAAAAGGTTCTTACGAATGCAGAGCAAAGATCGGAAATACTGATCTCCGGCTAATGAAATGGCTGATCTCTAAGTTCGGCGGCGTTTATTACACCGAAACGAATAGAAACCCACTGAAACACAGAACACTGTATCAGTGGAGAATAAAAGGGCGTAAAAACACCGAAGATTTGTTATTGGGTATCCTGCCACATCTTGTTTTGAAAGCAGAACAGGCCAAAATCGCGCTAACTTATCTCAGAGCAGAAACAACTGAGGAACGAGAAAAGTGCTTTTTAGCAATTCAGCCTTTGAACAAGAGAGGTGTATCCGTAACGACTAATACGCTAGAGTCTTCGCAAGAAGATATGATAGAGTCTGACCTCATGAGTGATCATGAGAGCGTACCTGATGTGAATCAGGGTTCTGATATTTGCAAAATACCACCGGAAGGTTGGTGGTGTTCGCGTGAAAGTGGTCATGATGGCCCTTGCGCAGCAAGACAGATTTAACCTAAACACAAGTACCTTTCGCCCTTGGCGACGTGTTGGCTGACAATAGCAACGATTCGCCTATCGATATCCTGAAGCACACACCGGTGGGTCAGGCAAAGATGGACGAACTCGTTTCGGTTGATCTGACTGAAGTAATCGAACTGCCGAGTTCTGGCGTTCAGTTCTTCCAGACCAACCTCGTCACTCAGTCTAACAACTATAAGTCAGTTGCCGGACTAGTCGGTCTTCGGACGTACATTTTTGGCCGCGATGGAGTATTTGCCATCAATTTGGGAGCCAAAGGTGATACAGGCTATGGTGACGGCGAATGGCGTAAACGTTAAGATATTGCGCCAATAAAATCCCTCCTGATTGACTTGGAAGCTGAAACGCTAACAAGGCGGAAGTCAAGTTTTTCTGTTATAAAACTTGACACCGTGAGAGACTAAGCGGAGAGACGCAGAAATGCGATGCGATAGTCCGAACTTATACGAATAAAAGTATAAGAGGTAGGCAGAAATGTCTTACCCTGTGAAAACAGTAACAAGATTGAATATCGAATGTAATATCATGCAGAACGTTAATTAGGTGTGACGTTCTTTAGATGTGAAACGGATTGGCACCGACCGTTGCAGACCCCGAGGGTTTGATTCCGGGATGGACTTCTTATCGAGTCCATTTCACCACATCGCTCGGCCCTAAACTGTATTGGGGCGAGTAATAAACCGACTCTGATTGACTTGGAAGCTGAAATGGCTAACAGGGCGCAAGCCGCAAGGCAGCGTGAGAGACTAAGTGAGACGGCGCTCAAGAAATTGAGCGATGCGATAGTCCGAACTGCACAGAATAGGGAATGTGCAGAGGTTAGCAGAAATGACTAACCCCGCCGTAAGGCGAGTAACAATTTTGGATACTACGATTCGGCAGAGACAAATTGATGCTGCGTCGGCCATAAGCTAAACAAAATAAAGGACTTAAATGTTCTTGACTTGTTTGTTGCTGTGTGGTATAGTAGTACAGATGTAAAATTTCGATAGGGGCGGATGCCGTAATCATTCGCCCCGATTCGATTCTCTATTACGGAGAGAAAAAAAATGAGAAAACTTGATTTAGTAGGACAGAAATTTGGAAGACTAACAGTTTTAGAAGTTTGCGGACGAAATCATAATGTAAGAGTTTGGAAATGTCAATGCGATTGTGGTAAACAGCATGAAGTTGAGCAAAACCATTTATCGTCAGGCCGAACAACTAGCTGCGGTTGTTACCACAAAGAAAAAGTTACTACGCACGGTTTAAGCAATAGCCCGGAAGAACGAGCCTACGATCATGCTCGACAACGATGTAAACCAAATCACAATAAGCATGCACATTATTTTGATCGCGGTATTAGGTTTGAATTTACGTCTTTTGAGCAGTTTTATGCTGAAGTTGGGCCTAAGCCAACGCCTAAACACTCATTAGATCGTATTGATAACGATGGAAATTACGCTCCCGGTAACATTCGATGGGCAACTAAGAGTGAGCAAGAGCGAAATAAGAGATGTAACAATTGTGATGCATTGAAAGCCCGCATCAAAGAATTAGAAGTACAAATCGCGTCATTGACGCAGAAGGAATAACAACATGCCTATCCCCGCACAAACAACGGGTCTTGGAACCGCCGTCGCAGTCACGTTGGCGGGAACTGGAGTCACACAGGAAAAAACACCTGTCAGTGGAACTCAAGGAATTTCGCACTATAATGTAACTCTGTCTTTGTCCGGGACCGGATTTCCGAGTACTGTCGCGGTCAGTGCGTCAACGATTGACGTTGCCGGAAACGTCGTTAGTAATGGTGGCGCTTCAGGATCGACGCAATTGGGCGCAGCCGCCGCAGCTTATGCTATTCTTGCCGCTGCTGGAATTACTAATACTGGCGCGACTGTCATTTCTGGCGGAAATATCGGTTCGTATCCGACTGCAACTGAAACCGGATTTACCGGGGCAAATTTTGTTCCTCCGGCGACGACTGATAACGCCGATGCACAAGCAGGACTCGCCGCCGCTTTGGTAACATATAACGCGCTATCGGCTTTGACTTTTACGTCTTTGTCCGCGTCTTCGGCTAATTTAAGCACTCTTGGTAACGGAAGCACAGCTTCGACTTATACCGCAGGTAATTATTCTGCTGGCACAAGCATGGACATTCCGACGAGCATTACATTAGATGCTCAAGGCAACCCCGGCGCGGTATTTATATTTAAAGCCGGATCGACACTGACTCTCGAATCTAACGCGTCTGTTGTTCTTGTCAACGGCGCTCAAGCCGCGAACGTTTATTGGCTGGTCGGTAGTTCATTTACTTCGATCTTTGGAACTGTGTCCGTCATGAACGGAAATATTCTTGCCAATACAAGTATTACTCTTGGCGGTGGCGTCCTGAATGGCCGAGCATTGGCCGGAATCGTGACTTCATCTGGCGCAGTTACAATTGCGACTGCCGAAGCAATTACAGTTCCCGGATTTTCACAAAGCACAGCTTCAGGAATGAATGCAGTTAGTTATAATGCATGGCCGCGTTTGGTTGGCGGCGTTACACAGACTCGCGATGGTGTGACTCGTAATGCGCAAGATGTCACTGTTTCTTATCCGGCTCCGACTTCAGGTCCGGGCGGCGTTGCTGATGTGTCAGATGTCAATAATCCATTTCTTGTGACCGCGTATCGTGTCGGTCAAGCGTGGGTGGAATTTTTCGCGCCTACTTTTGGAAATTCTGAGCCATTAGCGACAGATATTGAGTCGAATTTGACCGAAGGTTTTCCGACCGATAAAATCCAAGCACAGCTTTTAGTTAACGTCGTGAAGTAGTTTAAAGAAAAGAGAAATCATGTCTAATCCAGTTCCTCCCCACAACCCTACTGACGGACTTTTATCCGCGTGTTACGTGCAACTTTCTGGCACAGGCGTTACTATTCCGCCTAAAGAACCGCCTGTTTCCGCGAATCACCCAAGTGCTGGACATTACGAAGTTACTTTGAGCGCGTCTGGTACTGGTTTTCCGTCTTCTGTCGTCATAACACCATCACTTGTTGATGTGTCTAATACGGCGTATGCTTCGACTGCTGCATCTTGGGTTTATCGTTCTTATAACGATCCTCAAGTAATCGAAGCAAGTCTTCCAACAGGACCGGGAAATCCGACTAATCTTGCGCCGAAGCCGACGCAGACTGCGAAACTTGCGTCTGTTAGCGCATCTGGAACATCAACAGTAACCGTCACTGCGCTGTCTCCGGGCAAAGCAATTGTATCCGCAATTTACCCCACCTTCGATAACGCAGAAGGAAATGTTACAGTTGGCAATCTTGGCGGACCCTTGGCCGGAACTACAGTGCCGAAAGATTATATTTTCGCCCTTATTGATGTAAAGATTTTCGCGTAGAAAGGTTTTATGCCACCTCTATTTCCTACAAATCCGCTACAATTAAATTACAGTTCTGGCATCGGCATACCTGCGCGAGTTGTTTTATCTGGAACGGCTGCTGGCGGCAATAGTGTAACGCAGCAGCAATCGGCAACGATTGATGGGACGAGCTATGTCGTATTGCAAATGCGCGGCCCGGAATATTATCTTTTGATGACTAGTCTGTCTGATACTTGTCAATTGACTGCGAGCATAGTTGATGTTAATGGTAACGCTAGTACGGTCGATTCGGGTAATACGTTTACTTATACATCATGGAACGCTAGTCCGGTTGTTCTTTCAATGTCTAATACTGGAAGCGCGTCAGGAAGTGAATTCGTTTCATTTTCATCCGCAAATATGGGCGCAAATTGGCAACCGACTGATTTAGATTGGGATAGTAAAGTTGTTACTGTGTCTTCGTCTGGTTTGATCACTGCAAATCAAGAAGGCCATGCGGTAGTTGAAGTTCGATATCCGCTATCTCGGGCCGCGAATAATCCGGCTGTAAACGGTTTAAACACTACTGACAATCCACAATTTATCGCTGCGTTACTCGTAATTCGAGTCAATTAATTATACACGATATAATAGGAGGAACTATGTCTGATGATCGGAACTATATTGCTAGTTTAGAAGAGGCGATTGAAGATATCACTGAAGATAATCTTAGATTGAGAAATACGAATCGAATTCTTCGGGCTGTAAATTCAGGACTTCGGTCGAAACTTGAAATCGCGCATAAAAATGATGAAGAATTTGTTTCGGCGTGTCAATGGGATGAAGAAATCGACGCTCGCGCCGCGCAAATTGATTCAGAATCTGATTCGACCGGATATGTCGAGTATGTCGAAGAGAAATCTGACTATCCGCAAGGATTTCAAGAATATTGGGGAATTGGCAACACAAGTTATACGTAATTAAGTGAACGTGGTTAAGAAATTATGAATACTAACGAATATATGCGGGATTACATGCGAAAACAATATGCTGAAAAGCCCGCAATTCGCGAAGCTCAGATTGCCCGCTCTTTGGCCAGATATTATAATTCAACTCGTACGAGTGTTCAACAAGAGAATTTAGATCGTAAAATTGATGTTTTGACTCATTATGGTCTTAATAGTATGTTGCAATGTTGCGGCGAAGACTGCAAAATTATTGATCATGATATGTTAACTCTTGATCATATTAACAATGATGGCGCTGTGCATCGTAAAACAATCACGACCGGAATATACCGATGGATACAAAGTCACGACTATCCTGCCGGATTTCAAACACTTTGTTGGAATCATCAAATGAAGAAAGAACTCGCCCGCAGGCGAATTGAAAATATGTGAACGTGTGTCCGATGAGATGGATTATCAAATCGGGCGCTAATCGGACGGACGGTCTAGAACGACCGCGAGATGTTAGTCGTTGTTGCGCCTGATCCGCGCAAAGAGACGCTGATTTCACTGATGTGCGGCTCCTCTAATCTAATGGAGTGGGCAAGCCTGAGCCTTAAACAAACAATTGGAGGAGCATGAGCACACCAACTCAAGCTGAGATAATGAAAAGTCAGGGCACCCGTCTTGATCAAACTCGGGCACCTTGGGAAACATATTCAGAAGAACTTGACGTTAAAATGACGCCCGAACTTGCCGCCGATGTCGCGGATTATGCGACACGATATCATGACACGAGTTCAAATCAGAATAAAGAAGAACTTGCTCGATGGCAAGAACAGAATTATGACGCAATGGGTGAATATCGATGGTGTTCACCTGAAGAGTATGCCGATATTGAAGCTCGAATCGGGCGAATTATGCATCACAGCGAATTCGTGACGCGACTTCGAAAGATTGGCGTTCGCTGTGCGTTACGCGAGCATCCGCAAACAGACAAATTAACGTTACTTGTACAACGCGGAAATGATGTTTTAAAGTCATATGAAGTCGGATGTTGGATAAAGAACGGATTCGCGCCCGAATTTTCAGTCATGGGATTTGACGAACATGGAGTTCCGTTAGCAGAGCGTTACAGGGGTTGGCGCACCGCGATCCTTCAACTTATTCTTAAACAAGTATTGACGGAAGAACAAGCGCATAAAGAATTTGGAAGTACAGATCGATGTTGTGCCGGGAGATATAATTCAATACTTCACGGTATAAGAAACACAGTTGACAAAGAGGAGGAGTAATGCAAGAGGGAATTTCCGATCAATTTACATCTCGCATGGAAGGGATTATTAATCGGCGCGTTTGTAATGGCGACGAATTCCCTGGCGCAGAGCAACTTCATAATTACTGTACTGACGAAATTATTGGTCATTATGAATATAAATTTAAAGGCGAATTAGGGCAATTGCCAATTAAGCAATTGATTGAAGATTTACAGCTTTTACAGAAAGTGTATGAAGCTGCTGGTATTGAATAATTAAATAGGAGGAGTATGTCAGACGAAGTAAAGAAACATTCTGCGACAGAAGAACTTGTGCAGTTAGACTTACAGATTAAGCGCGAAGAACTTGAACAGTTAAAGCTGTCAAGACAAGAGCGCGAGTATTCGATCAAAGATTTGAAAGGCCGATTAGCCGAGCGCGATGTAAAAGAACTTCAGAAGAAAGAAGATCGCGAAGCGCAAGGCCGGACTTTCGCGCAACAGAGAGGGACTGACGAAGCTCGTTGGAAGATTTGTACGCATAAAAAGGGCGGAAATGTTAGTCAACGTGATATGCGCGTACTTAGTACAGGCGGAAATGCCGCGCAATACGCGGTTATGAAGCACCAGATGATTAACGGCGATATTTGGGTCCGTTGTCTGCGTTGCGGTAAGACTTGGTCGCCGCCACTAAAGTCGAAGTTTTATTTCGACAATCGTGGTAAGCAAGTTCCGGCACATTCGGGCGAATTTAACAAAGAACGTTTTGACGCAGCAGTTCTTGATTATCAACGCGCAGTTGCATTCGAAACGAATAATACGATGTCCGGATCGGTCCAAGTTCGATTTTCGCGATGGGATGAAAAATCACAGCAATTAGTTGACGCATCGAAGGACTACGCTGAAAGTATCGCGGACACAACGCTTCGTTAGAATTAAAGTCGCCGCTGAGTGCGGTTTGCGCCCCTAAAACGGGAACACTCTTCGGGCGGGTTTGATTAAAGATCGCCCGCCCGATTTTTATTTTATACACGATACAAAGAAAGGATATTATGAAATTTCGTTAGTTTAAGAAAGGAATTTCATATGTCAAGAAGCAGGAAGCGTCAGCCGTTTATGTCCGTTTGCGGAAGTAATAGTTCTGCAAAACGTGATAAGATGCTCGCTCATCGTGGCGAGCGCCGAGCATGTCAATTAGTAATCAGACGAGCAATAAAAGAACAAGAATACGATATCGTTTTACCGCATCGTCGCGAATGTTGTCATAATAATGTGTATGGATGGATTCGTGATGGTAAACAAACATATCAAGGTTTAAATGCACGCAATTGGTTTGATTGTCATATGGCAAATTTTGAACCGGGCAATATTTGGTATAAAGACGAAGATAGTATGACTTGGCCCCCTTCGTGGTACGTAGAAATGATGAGAAAGTAAATGGCGACTTCCAACAGCACGATTACCCTTCAGGAATTAACCGACGATTGTAAATCAATGGCCGATCTTGCGCCCGCGTTAGCGACGGGCGGATATTCTGATCAGCCCGCGCTTTCAATCGCGAACGACGTGATGCAAAATATGGTCGCGGGCGGGCCTGAAGGTCAGCCGTTTAATTGGAAATGGAATCGCATGGTCGAAACTCCATTTTTTATTAATTCTTGGCAACAGGATTATTTCATCCCGAATCAAGTTACTCTCGGCTGGCTTGAAAGTTGTACCGCATCTTGTTTTTCTACGACACAGTTTCCTAAGCCGATTTTACCGATTGAAGTAAAACGAGATTTGTTGATTGTGAGTTTACAGACTTCACAAACTGCGAAAATCTGCTGGATGCAAAATGACACTATGTTGGCAGGAACTTGGGGACAAACAGAACAAGCATCAGCAACAGGACTGGCGAATCCGGGTCCGGGCGCTGTTATCACGAATCCGGCGAATCAGCCGTCAATGCCGATTAATCCTACGACACAAGTAAAAGACGCTTTTGGTAATTTGTGGGTTGTGACGACTTACGGGACTTGCGGCAGTTCGAATCCATTTGCGACGAATCTCGCGCCGACATTCCCGACACTACAGAATCAAAGCATTGTATCGACTACCGTAAACGACGGAACTGTTGTTTGGACCGCAATTAATCCGAAAGGTCAAGGATTTCGAATCAATCCACGTCCCGGCCAAACCGGACCAGTTTGGTTAATTCAACCAGTCGGCCAGAACCGAGTTCAAAGACTGACAAGTTACGGACAATTTCTTGATCCGATTCCCGATGATTATTATACATTTTTCAAACAAGGATTTTTCGCCCAATGTTATCGACGTTCGCCCGATCCTAAAGTCCGGGCGAAGTTTGAAATGGAATATCAGCTATGGCAAAAAGCATTAGTCAATGCCGTCAGACAAGGCGCACGAGAAATCGATGATTGGGGCTTTTATCCAACATCGAATGTCATGGATGGAACTGGATACGGAGGTTGGGTTGGTGCAACTCCAAGTCTGCCGTATGGCCCTTGGAGTGGGTACTAAGTCCTTTATTATCAATAACTTGTAGACAATAAAATAGTTGTTGACAAGTAATGACGTATTGTGATATTATTTAAATGGTTATAACCTCGCAGATTAATTACCTGTGAGCGGGGGCTGCTATCTCAGCCCCCCATTCTTAGATAGGAGAATATTAATGCAATTTAATTTGACAAAGACGCATTGTCCGCAAGGCCACGAATATACCGAAGAAAATGTGTACATTAATCCGACTACCGGATGGCGGCAATGTATTACATGTAATCGCGGCTGGAACAAACAACACGCCAAAGAAGATAAAACAGGATGTCACTATCGCGGGCGAATAGTTCATCAGATGCGCCAACGGTACAACATACAAAGTTTGGAAGAACGCGATGCTTTGCTCGAATCTCAAGGTTCGGCTTGTGGTATTTGTGGCCGAACCGGATTGAAGTGGGGCAAAGGATTTAACGACGTTTGGCACATTGATCATGAACATGACAAACCCGGTACGCATCGGGGCATTTTATGCGCTTACTGCAATACTGCGCTCGGTCGTCTTGAGCCGCACATGGACAAAGTATTGGCTTATCTCGCTAAATACAAATAACTTATTGATGTCGGTAACTATCCGTGACTCACGCACGGCTCTGGTGAGGTTAAGAGTACACCTCAATCACGGATGTAGCTCAAATTAGAGCACTCGGTATTTAATCGAGAGGTTGCGATTAATCGCTATCCGCGCCTTTTAGATGTAGAAAGAGAACATGGCAATTTCGACAGTTGCGATTGAAAACACGATGGATTTTTGCAAGAGACTTAGCTTTAATCGTAATTTTGGAATTGGCAATTCTCTTGAACCTGCACTCACAGCCGCAAATCTGACTGCTCAGATCATTCTTTCTCCTCCGTTCGATTGGTGGTGGAATTCGCAAGAGATTAGTTTTACATGTTCGACAGTTCCTCCGGTCGCGAATATTACAAACGTCGCGATTACAAGTAAGATTGTAACTTTGTTGATGACGAATACGTTTGTTCAAAATGATCAAGTTCTTATCGCCGGATTAACTGGCGCAGCATTTCTTAATGGCGCGGTTTTGACCGTTTTGACATCATCCGGGTCACAGATTACAGCTTTTTTTAATCATGCCGATTATGTGTCAACTGCCGATACAGGAACTGCAACAAAGGGCACGATACAAGATTATACGATCAATATTCCTCAGTTTTCTCATATTGAACACGCGTCTGTATATGATATATTTACGAAAAGTACTTCGACAGGCGCGACTAGCAGTAAATGGTTTGAGTTGACTGTTGAAGACAATCTTTCTCTCGATTCTACTCTTGGTCGGCCTCAGTTTATCAATCCTCAGTTCGAAGATACAAACGGAAATGTGACATTTCGTGTTATGCCCGCGCCAAGTAATAACTATCCAATTTCAATCCACTGCCAACTCGCGCCGCCGTTGTTTACGAGTTTGAATCAAACATGGTCGCCACTTCCAGATTTTATGCAGCATATTTATACTTGGGGCTTCATGTCGTTAATGTGGTTCTTTGCTGATGACCCGCGAGCGGCTTATGCAGGACAAAAGTTTACTGCCGGATTGCTTGGACGCGCCGAAGGACTGACGGAAGAAGACAGAAATATTTTTCTTAATAATTGGAATATGCTGACAGGACAACAGCAGTCAAAGATGCAACAAGGAGCGCAAGCTCGTGCCGCGCAATAGAGACTTATGGCTCAACGACAGATCACAGGAACATGGCAACTAGCTAACGGATCGCCGCTCGCACTCGGCTATCTTAAAGTAAGACTGAGTACAGATGCGGCTGTCCTCGGTGTTGGCGGCGATCAAATAACAGCCGGAAAAATCGTTACAGTTAATCTTGATAGTTCAGGAACCATTTCCGGCACAATTTTATTTTGGCCGAACGATCAGTTAACTCCTACGAATACAGTTTATATTATACAAGCATTTAGCGCATCCGGACAAAAGTGTTGGCAAAGTGAAGTAATGATTCCAAGCGGCGCAGGTTCGTTTTCATTGAATGGGTAAAGGATAAAGCATGTCGGCAGCGAAAACGCAACTTATTGGCGGGAAGTTTCAGGACAGCGAAGGCAATTTATTAATTAACGGCTATCTCCGAATGTTTCTTAGCGCGGATGAAGTTGTTACTGGTGTAGGAAGTATTTGTAGTGGTATATTTGTACAAATACAACTAGATTCGAACGGAAGTGTTGCGAGTTCATCTTCAACTCCTCCGGCGAGTAATCAGTTTATTTGGTCGAACGACGTAATGACGCCCGTTAATAGCTATTACAGAGTGTTTGGATATGCTGCGAACGGGCAATTAGCTTGGGGGCCAAATAATCAGCAAGTTATATTCGGTTCAGGCATTTTCGATGTCGGTACTTGGATACCAAATTCTGTCATAAGTTGGCAACCGCCGATTCAGCCTGTTACATTACAGACAAATGAAGTAAATAATGGAAGTCAGACTATTCTTGATTTGCACGCAGGATCAGGAATAACTTTGACCGATAATGGATCGGGCCAAGTTACCGTTGCGTCATCTGTCGCTTCTCTTGTACTCGAAACAAATGGAACGCCGAATTCGTCTCAAACGCTATTGAATTTAGCCGCAGGTACAGGTGTAACTTTATCGAACACAGCCGGAACAACGACTATTAATTCTACACAAAGCGGACCCCGTCCAAGTCGTGGAAATTGGCATGGTTGGTCATGGATTGGCGGGAATAGCGCGACACTAACAGGTGCGAGTGTTAATGCTTATAGCGATTCTCCGACTACAGCGGGTGCGTCAGATACGAATACTTCTATTAATCCAACATCTACAGAGCCTGCTTATTTTCAGACAACGACAAACGCGTCTTCAGGACTTGGAACTTCAGGTGTTTATTCTGGCGGCGGTTCAAACGAAGCGGGCGGATTTACAGTCGGCATTCTTACCGACTTCCAAGAGCGAGTAAAAGTTTCTGATACTGTTGGTGTTCGATATTGGATAGGTGCAATTGATGTAACTGTAAGCGCACCTATTGGAGCGAATACTCTTCTTACGAACACTCCATTGAGTAGCTTTATAGGTTTTCGTTATTCATCTTTATTGGATGCGCATTGGCAGTGTGTAACGAATACGAGCGGAACGCAGACAGTTGTGGATTCCGGAGTAAGCGTTGATACAGCCGCAGGACATATTTTTGAATTTCAGTCTGTTGGTAATGGCGCGGTTATAACTTTTTATATCGATTCAGTTTTAGTTGCAACGATATCAACAAATATTCCGGTCACGAATTTACGAGCGATTACGACAGTCGATAATTCTGTCGCTGCAACTAAGTCGATAAGTGTTGCTTATGTTTATTGGGAAACACGAGTTTAGGTTAGTCTAAGTTAGGTTTAAGTTAGGTCTAAGTTAATCAAGGAAAGTAAATGTCGAACGCCCTTCAAGCCGCTGGCGCTCAGCCGGATAAACAAACCAGATTCACAAATTTATATACGGGCCGTTTCTTCTCAGGAATCTGGACAAATCGTTCTCCGTTACGCGACGCCGCTTCGACTCGAATAGAAGAGAAGTTTTACGGGCCGCGTGGCGATGCAATGATCGCGGGATCGAACGTCGAAATTACGAATAGGCTGACTTTAGGTCGTAGACCCGGAAATCCAGTTTATGACAACGTTAATACGTTTACAAACGTATTGAGTTTTGATGATTTTCGTATCAGTAAGGGCTTGTCTGACATTTTCGGAACTGTGACCGAACAAGTCGATACAATGATCGACACAAGCGCGGCTTTATTTGCTGAGAACAGTTCTTTCGCTCTTCAAGGCGGCGTTAATCCGACGACGGTATTTACGAAATCTCCCGGCGCGGGACAGAGTTATGGAATTCAAGTAGGAAATGAATGGTATTTTGGCAACGGCGCAGACAATAAGAAGTGGCTACAATCTCTTTTTGTTCGATCAAGCGCGAGTAACAACGCGACGTTGAATCTTAACTCATATCCGTTCATGGATACGTTCTTAATTAGTAATCCAACGACGAATCCGCAGATTCAGCAATTAATTGGTGCCGCTGTTCAATCCGGTGCGTCAAGTTCAGTCAACAATATTAACGTCACGAACGTCGTTCTGACGAATGAAGTGTTGACACTTACAACTTCAGCAGCCCCGTTTACGACACAACCTATTGGCACGCAATTTATGCTATGGGGATTTACAAATCCTGCTACGACATTTTTGAATGGCTCGACTATCACTTTGACTGTTGCTTGGTCAGGAACGACAATTACTGCGACTTGGACCGGAACGCACGCGAACATGTCGCAGGCTGATACGGCGGTCATTCAAATTGAAAACGGCGGTACGAATTCTGTTACAAATACACTTGTACTCGGGCCTACGGTTCCGACATGGGGAACAGTTGCGCCAAGTGCCGCCAACGATTTCATGGGCAGCGTAACGATTGACGGACAAGCAATTTGGGTCAATCGTGGAATTACTGTCGAAAATTGGGGATTAGCAGCACCAACTGAAGATTTGATTTCAGGTCCGGGCGGAATTTCGTTGACTGGCGCGGCTTCCGGATTTTCTCCAAATACGTTTTTTGCGCCCGCGAGTGTTTTTATTGACCCGAACGGGAATTTATGGGAAGTCACGACCGGAGGTAAATCTGGCGCAACTCAACCCGCTTGGCCCGCTTCGCCTACGTTTAGTGTAAAGCATGATATTTTTGCAGTCTCAGTCGCAGCTAACGTCGCGACTATATATTGTACGACTTTGCCTAGTCCGGGTCAAAGTGTGCAACTTTTCGGATTACAACAAGCGAACGGAAATGGAGGAGCGCCAAATCTTAACGGCGTGACTTTGACCGTTGCGACGACCGGAGCAAATTTCTTTACTGCGCCTTTTACGTTCTCAGGAACTTATCCTGCGACTGGCGATGGCGCGGATCAAGGATATGCTATAAAATATGGCACGACTCAAGCAGACGGAAGCGTAGTCTGGACAAGTCTGCAAAGCGCCGCATCGATGGTTTGGGCCGCGCATACGCATTATCATCAAGATGATTTTTTAGTCGCCCCTACAGGGTCGAGTACGTCATTATTTCGGTTAAGCAAGAATACACAACCGTTTATTCAGTCTGACGGGGCGCTATTAAGCACGCTTTATCCAACATATAACTCCAGTCCGATAACCGGATCGTTTAACGCGATTGCAAATCCGATAACTATTAATTCATGGGCCGACAATTCTAATCCCGCCCGAGGGTTTAACGGCGCATTTAGTCAGTCGTATTTATCGGTTCCGACATCCGGATCAGCCGCTGTTTCCACGCCTGTTCCGGGGTCTTTATACGCAGTAACGAATTCGACAGCAGGCGGCGGTCCTGAACAAAGCGGGCCTAATGTCTACTTCTTTGCCGTCAACGGCGCGGGCGAAATAGGTGCGTCAACAGACAGCGGGCAACGTGAGAATTGGGAAGCTTCATTTATTTGTAAAATTTATATTCCCGCCCCCGGTACTTATACGTTTTCTCTTTTACATGATGATGGCGCTTTCTTTTCATTCGATAATATTACTACTTCGGCGTTTTTGACTATAGGTAATCAGATAAACGTTCCGCCTACTTTCTCAGGTTCAGGCGGCAAAACCGCCATTCAAGGTTATACCGGAGTTGTTGGAAATAATAATTCTGGCATTACTACAGATTCAGCGACTTGGAGATTTCCGACAGCAGGCGATTATACTCTTGAAATCAATTGGAAAGCTTGGCAAAACGCAGAAGAGATGATTTTTACTTGCCAGAGTTTTAATCTTGCAAGCAATCCCGACGAATCGGGAACAAATCAACCTGCTTGGCCCGCTTTTACGACTACTGGAGCGACCGCGAGTACGACGACTGGAATTACGTTTGGTACAGGCGACGTTATCAAAGAAGCAGGCGGTCAGTATACGTGGAGCAATCTAGGTCCGACGAGCGCATATAATGTCTGGTTTGCAAATACGACTTATACCGTGTCAGGAACGCCGATTGTTGATACGAATGGAAATGAACAGCTTCCAATTCAACCCGGCGTAACTGGATCGACTGCGCCTGTATTTAACGGGACGCTGAACGGGATTACTACGATATCCGGATCAACGTTACAATTTATCAACGCCGGAAGTGTGCCGATTCAGCCGAACACTCCGGGAAAGATTACCGCTACGAGCGCACAAGGTTGGATTTATGGGATTGCACTTGTCAATACGTTAGATAATACTGTTTCGAATATCGGACCTATTGGTCCGCCGAATAGCGCGGGCGGCGTAGGAACAGGCCCACTGATAAGCGGGCAAGTTACGTTCTCTCCGGGAGCCGGATTGCCAACTGATCTGACTCAAATTGACACTCAAGCTGATTACGTAGCTATTTTTAGAACGACGGACGGCTTTTCGACGTTGTTACTTATACCGAGCAATGGAAATACCGACTATACTGTTCCGTTGACTCAATATTTACAAAGTGGCTATGTCGATACGACGCCCGATACAGGTTTAGATACGTTGATTCAAGCTGCCGCAGCAGGAGAAAATACTCCTCCGCTACCCGGCGCGGTTAATTTGACGTATCATCTTAACCGTATTTGGTACTCAATCGGCAATACTGTATATTATACAACCGGGCCTTTAGCGCCAGTAGGAAATGGAATTAACGGAACTTCGCCATTAAACTTTGATGGTGTGACTTCTTTGATTACTCGATTAGTTCCGTCTTCTATCGGAATGTTAGTATTCACCGTTTCGGATATTTATATAATCCCGAATCAGGGCGGAACGATTCTTCCGAGCCTTCCGTATGTTCCGGGTGTCGGATTAAGTAGCTATAACGCTCTTGATATATCAGGGCCATTAGTCGGCTTCTTTTCGACCGATCATCAATTTATTAACTTTAATCCAAGCGCGGGCGTCAACATCGTTTCGATGCCAATTGGTGATCAGTTTCGCAAGAATACAGGACAACCGGGAACGGCTTGGAATCCAAAGAATGTCTACGTCGCTTGGTATGTAAACGGTGAAGACATGGGTTGGTTTGTTGCGGACGGCGTTAACGGCTGGTATAGGCTGATTAATAATCCCGCGCCCGATTTCGGGCAAAGCTGGAGTCCGTTTGCGACGATTGCAAACGGCGTGAAAGCGATCAAATCTGTTGAAACGTCTCCGGGAGTACATAATTTACTTCTAGGTCCGTCTTCTTCAGCGCCTATTAATCCTTCTCAGTTAGGGTCAGCAGCGAATTATGCGTTACTCGCGTATTCTGGAATTACAAATACTGGAACGAGTGTCATAAGCGGCGGAAATATTGGTTCTTTTCCGACAACGACGATTACTGGATTTCCTCCGGGAATGTTTGTTTCTCCCGCAATGGTTGATAATACTGACGCATCTGCGGCGCAAACTGCCGCTCTTGCGGCGTATACTTATTACGCAGCATTGACGCCAACGAAATCCGGGCTGTCAAATCTTTCGACAGGCGGCAATGGAAGTACAGCTTCGACTTATACAGCCGGAGTTTACGCCGGAGCGTCGAGTTTGTCGATGCCGACAGGAATTATTCTTGACGGTCAAGGCAATACAAATTCTATATTCGTATTTCAAGCCGGATCGACTGTAAATCTAGCTTCAGGACAATCGGTCAATCTTATTAACGGCGCACAAGCAAGCAACGTATTTTGGGTCGTCGGCACTTCGCTAACGACTGTTGCAACAAGTACAATGGTCGGAACAATTCTTGCTCAAGTATCTGTCACATTAGGCGGCGGCATATTGAACGGGCGTGCGATTGCCGGAATCGGCGGATCGAGCGGGGCAGTAACTATTTCTGCTGCAACAGCCGTGACAGCATCTGCCGGATTGCCGACAGGTTCTGGATTTATTCGATTTCGAAATCTTGATGCTTCTTCCGATGGCGGAACAGGATTGACAAACGGCCTGACTTATCCTGCGTTTGGGGTATTTGGTTCATACGTACTCGCGCAACCCGGTCAAGTCGCGCAAGTTGCATTCGTTACGACTGACTCAGTCAATACGGGAAGTCCATTAATTCTAGGGCTTTTGATAGACGAAGCTTTGCCTTATTTTACCGGAAGTTTTGAAATGTTGAAGAACTGGACGACTGATCCTCCGGGATTACCCGCCAGTAAATCAATTCTCGGACAACGCTTTTATTTGTCTGAGCTTCCCAATTCCGCAGCGGCATTACGCCATATGCAAATCATGGTTCAATGGCCTAGCGAGGCTGCGCTGAATGAATTGCAGAGCTTTACAGTATTTGGCGATTATGTTCAGGAGCAGTAACCTATGCCTAGTATTGCCGAAGCCGTAAATTCTAATCTCGAAGGGTATGCGCCAGCAGCAAAATTGCCTGTCACATACGAGATGATCAATAACGATAAGCCAAGGGCCAACCCCGCAATTCGTTGTCCCTTACCGCCGTTTAATCTTGATCCTGATACGTTACGTCAATTTGAAACAGGAAATTCATCGCCGCAAATTCGTGTTCTTCCTGTTCCGATTCAAACCGGAAATACGACAACGATTATTAAATCAGGCGGATTTATTGGCAGTATTGGAACTTCGAGTTCTAGTTCCGGATCGGGTTCAGGCGGCTCGGGCGGTTCCGGATCGAGTAATCTGACACTCAAGAATGTTGTTCTTACGACCGGATCGATTGCAGTCGGAGGAAGTTTTCTTGGCACAGCATTAATGGCGAAGTCATTTCAATTAATTTCTTTGACGACGAATCAGCCTTGCGATGTGAGAATATACGGCGCAGCCGCAATTCAGTCTTTTGACGCGACTCGGGCGGTTGATGCGCCTGTTCCGGCAGAAGTGTCAGATAATATTATTGCTGATGTAATCTTTGACACATTGCCGTTTACGTGGGGCTTCCAAAACGCCGCAGGCGCAAACCAAGACCTTCCGCAGAGCACGAATGTTTATGTGACTGTCCTTAACACAGGAAATACGACGCTATCGCCTGTACAAGTAACTATCAGCTACGTGGCCTTAGAATCTTAGGAGAAACAATCGTGGGAAATCGCCAAGTCTGGCCTTCGAGCCTGTTTCCTCTTCGTGGAGATTTGAGTGCCGAAGCAGGCGCAACGACAGTCAAAGTTACCGGAATCCAAGGTGTGCCTGTCTCTAATGTCGCGCCGACTACGACGAATCAGACATTAGTTTTTAATAGCGTGACAAATCAATACGCGCCGGGAATTCTTTTACCCGAACTCGTAGCGTCTGTCGATCTAACTCGATTACATGCAAACGCGTCAGGAACACTTTATGCGAATGCGGCTGTTTCGGGCCAATACGATATCGGCGCTTATGTCGTTTGTACTCAATCGTCATCTGTTGGTGATATTCCGGGAATTCTTATTACATGGACCGACGCGGATACAGGTGTAGTTATAACGAACGAGATAACAAGTCCGACAGATGGAACTGTAGTCGGCAATTATAATAGCGGGCTAATGCGAGTCAGTGCAGAAATTGCAACGAATATTAATTGGTCAACGACAGGCTATGTTGGCTATGTCGCTTATGGCGATGTATTTTATTCGCTTCATCTTAGTTGTGTGTTGGTATCTGTATAATTGGGGGATTGTGAAACGATATTTGATTGTATTAGTATTACTTGGAACTTTGTTTGCGCAAGGGCATAATAAGTCGCAAGAAGTTCACGCGAATTGCTGTCTTTGCGCCTGCTTTGCAAAAGATGAAACGAAATGTTCTGCACTATGTATTCGATTGCAACACAGTAAGCATATCATTGAAGAACCTCAGATAAATGCCTGCACAAAAAGCTGTGAACGAATTCATGTCAAACAGGTTGATTATGGTAAGTAGCCGCCCGCTTGTTGAAGACGATTTGCCGACATTGCAATCGGCACTTGAAAAATCTCCGCATCCAGATCAAAAAGTTGAACATTACGTTGGTGATAACAAGTATTGCGAAGTTTACGAAGATTCGTCCGGGCCAATAGGTGTTTTACGGTATACAAAAACGTTAAGATTATGCGCGACTTGGGTAAATAACGAAGATCGGGCGAGAAACGCTCAATCGATTATTCAAGCAGTCAAAGATGCAATCGTAAAGGCAAAAGCAAACGGATTTTCAGAGATTATTTTTCAGACCGATTCTCCTTCTTATGCAAAGTTTTGCACTGATAAGTTAGGTTTTTTAGAGAGTCACGGCGAATTTATAAAATTTATATAGGAAGCAGGGTAGCTATATTTGCGACGCCTCTAGTCAGCAAAAATCAGCAGCGGGAACATTAAATACGCTCACAAATAGTATGATGAATCAAGTTTCCCAAGTGTTCGGCAACGATCAATCAGTTTTTAATAATCTGATGAGCGCGAATCAAGGGATTGTCGCGGGCGGACCCGGACAACAAGGATTTAGTCAAGCTGAGTTAAATTCTATGAATGCGCAAGCGATTACGAATAACGCGAATCAATATCGTAATGTTGCTGGTGCTGCGAAAGCCGGACAAGCCGCAGTCGGCGGCGGAAATACAGCATTAGCGTCTGGCGCGACTACTGCGGCAAACGAGAGTATTGCCGAACAAGCCGCTGCGAATACGTCAAATCAATTAGCCGGGATAACACAAGCGGATTATGCGCAAGGAAATCAAAACTTCTGGCGAGCGCAACAAGGCGAACAAGGCGCTGCCGGAACGTTCAATAACATGGCGTCTCTTGATAGCGCGGCTTCGAATACAGCAAATCAAAATTTACAAGCGCAGACACAGATTGGTAATGCTGCAAATTGGTGGCAAAAACCTGTTATGGGATTAGTTGCTGCGGGAGCAAATCTTGCTTCAGGCGGTGTTAGTGGCTCTGCCGGAACTGCTTTAGACATGACTTCGAATATGGCTTCGAACATGGCAGGAGAATAGGAGTTTATGGACGAAGTAAGCAATATTCCCGATCAAAGCGCGAGTAGCGGCGCGAATCCTAATACTCAACAACAAGCACAGCAAGATCAGGCTGCGAGTCCGGCTAATTCGACTGCTTCATCTGTTCAGAATCCAGCCCAAGTGCAGCCCGCAGCCCAAGCACAGCCGCCTCAAGGCCAAAGTCAAGCTGCGCCTAAGCCAACACCACAAGCGCCAAAGCCGAATCCACAGCAAAGCGCCTATCGTGGTATTCTTGAGATGCTTGGTGGCGGACCAGTTAAATTTAATCATACTGATCCCGAAACGGGAAAAGTTTCGCAAGTCATTGAACATCGGCCCGCGAAAGCCGTAGGAATGGGCATTCTTTCTGCCGCGTTAGCTGGAATGTTTGCAGGCGCAGGACAAACTAGCCTTGCCGGGGCCGCGCAAGCCGGATCAGCAGTAGGACAAGCAGCGGCGCAGAAGCCGAGTCAGCAAGCGCAACAGAGAGACGATAAAGCTTATGCGAGTCAAATTGGTACGACCGATCATAATCTTAAAGTTCATCAGATGATGCTTGCGAATAC